ATGTAATGTCGGTCGTGCTGGAAAGGTCAAGCCCACCATAACAAACTCGTCCTTCTAGCGATTTCTCAGCTACCTTAAAACCACAAGCGTCCCATTTATCCATTGGCATCCACCGAATGGCTTGTTTCACCCATTGGTTTAGGCGTAACTGCCTGAATGAGTTTTCCTCGGCAGGGTTTTGCTTTGCCGACTCACAAGCTGCCTTGACCTTATCAATACCTACCGTGACACCAAGAGACGGATTCGCCTTCTTCCAAACTTTCGGATCTGTCCAATCATCACTTTCATCCGCCCCATAAATCACAGGATAGAAAGTCGTGTCGTGCTTGCGACCGTCAATAATATCAAGTGCCTTCTGATGCGTTTCATAACAGATGGAATTGGTATCCGTCCCAGCAGTCGTAATCAAGAAATACAAAGGTTGGGTACGTGCATCACCTGAACCCTTCGTCATTACATCAAAGAGCTTACGGTTGGGCTGGGTATGTAGCTCATCAAAGACGACACCGTGGATGTTAAAGCCGTGTTTGGAATAAGCCTCAGCTGACAAAACTTGATAAAAACTATTCGTTGGCTTGAAGACTATCCGTTTCTGTGAGGCAAGGATCTTCACTCGCTTATTCAATGCAGGACACATTCGCACCATATCGGCAGCCACCTCAAATACGATAGAGGCTTGTTGCCGGTCAGCTGCACAACCATAAACCTCGGCACGTTCTTCACCATCACCACAAGTAAGCAACAGAGCTACCGCAGCCGCAAGTTCTGATTTCCCCATTTTCTTGGGGATTTCAATGTAAGCCGTATTGAACTGCCGATAACCATTTGGCTTAACCGTGCCAAATAAATCACGGATGATTTGTTCCTGCCAATCAAGGAGTTCAAACGGTTTGCCCGCCCATGTTCCTTTGGTATGGCTCAGGCACTCGATAAAGTTCACGGCATAATCAGCTAAGTCTTTGTCATACTTGGACGATTTTTCCTTAAACTTGGTCGGCTTATATTTCTTTAAAGGCAACCGCACCACTCCTTTCCATAAGAAAAACAGCCCTCAAGCTGTTCTTCAAAATTTTAGTTGTAAGTCGCAAGCACATATTGTAGTGCTTTCTCAACCGCAGCATCGCTTGGTTCAATATCCCATCCACGGTCGTAGTCGGCGACAATCTTTCCCTTCACTCTCAGTTCGAGTTTGGAAATGCAACCTTCGTCAATCCCAAACTCGCTTGGTTCTTCAAAATGCTTTACACTGAAGGTTACGTTGGTCTTATCAATCTTAATCACACCATTAGTCCACATCAGATTCATCTCCTGTCATGATGAAATGCACGTACTCCTTCTTGTGGTCTTCAATGAAAATCACGAGTTCAAAGAAGTTACGCTCATGAGCTAGTCGCTGCACGTAATTGGTGTCGAGCATGTTTGTCAGCCCCGACTCTTGAATGGCAATGATTTGTTTCTTAATTCTTGGATTCATTTTGCCCATCCTTTCTGCCTTGCTCGTAGGCTGCGATTAACGCATCCTCAAGGCTCCACACGGCAATGTCGAGGAAATCTTCACGGTCACTGTTATGTGCCTTCAAGTCACCCCGTTCAGGCAAACCGTAGATGTGTTTCTTGGCAATGTTGTAGATTTTACGCTTGCTCACTCCCATGGTTAGAACCCCTTTCTCACTCGAACCATATCCCAGTTATGTTCAGTTGGATAAAAGTCCACCCAGACCAAGTCGTCATTCAACACCATGTCGGTGACAAAATCCCAAGCTTCTTCATAAGTCTCATATTCCTTAACGGTTCCGTTTTGGAAAACCAGTTTGAAGCTTTTCTTGGGCTTGACGATTCGCACCATGTCCTCCCCGTACAACACGTTGAGGCTTGAACCATTGTCCCATTTCACGAGAAGCGAACCAATGTCATCCACCCCCGTCACCGTTCCCTGTGTGCCCTTTGGTGGGGCGTACGTGTCGCTCATGGCTACCAGTTCCACCCGTGTGCCTTCAGGGTATGTTTCTTTCAAGCGTTCGATTGTTTCACGATTTGGCATCATCTTGATGTCCTCCTTTTGCTTTTTGTTCATTACATATATCACTCAGAAAGCCTTTTATATCAAGTGATTAGCCAGTTCTTAATGGTTTTAGTTGATACAATCGTCCCTCGAAAACACATCTTCATAGGTGAGCGTTTGAGCATCGCGGATCACTCGAACAGATTCAGCTGAACCAACCTGTTCGATATAACGATTCACAATCACGTCAACGAACTTCTCATCCAGTTCAATCGTGTGGCAAATGCGGTTTGTCTGCTCACAAGCAATAAGAGTTGAACCACTACCACCAAATGGATCAAGGACGATGCAGTTACTCATGCTCGAATTGGTGATTGGATAGGCAAGCAACGGAATAGGTTTCATGGTTGGGTGGTCGCCATTTTTCTTTGGTTTATCAAATTCCCAAATGGTCGACTCTTTGCGACCTGTATACCACTGATGTTTCCCTTTCTTCTTCCAGCCATAGAGGACTGGCTCATGTTGCCATTGATAAGGAGAGCGACCAAGGACGAGACTTTGTTTCTTCCAAATACAAGTCCCTGAGAGGTAAAATCCTGCGTCCACAAAGGCTTTACGAAAATTCAATCCCTCCGTATCGGCATGGAACACATAAATGCTGGCATCGTCTGCCATTGATTTTTCCATACAAGAAAAAGCGTCATACAGGAATGTGTAGAACGCCTCGTTTGCCATATTGTCATTTTTGATTTTGCCCGCACTGCCTTCGTAATTCACGTTGTAAGGAGGATCCGTCACGGTGAGATTGGCAAGTTTGCCATCCATCAGGACATCATAGGTTTCTTGCTTGGTACTGTCCCCGCAAACAAGACGGTGATTGCCAAGCAACCACAAGTCCCCGGTTTTCGAGAAGGTTGGTTTCTCAAGTTCGGCATCCACATCAAACTCATCTTCTTGAGCTTCTGCATCACCATTCAGTAACTGGTCAATCTCAGCGGGATCAAATCCGAGCAAGTCCAAATCGAAGTCCGCACCTTGAAGGTCAGACAATTCAATCGAGAGCATTTCATCATCCCAGCCAGCGTTCATGGCAAGCTTGTTATCGGCAATGATGTAAGCTCGCTTTTGCGCCTCTGTCAGATGCTCGATAAAGATACAAGGCACTTCTTTAATGCCTTCTTCCTTCGCCGCCATGATTCGTCCATGACCTGCGATGACATTAAAGTCTTTGTCAATCAAGCATGGATTCAGAAAACCAAACTCTCTGAGTGAGGCTCGCAGTTGAAGCACCTGTTCCTTGGAGTGAGTTCGTGAATTCCTTGCATAGGGAACGAGCTTTTCAATGTCTACCTTTTCAAAATGGTCGATTGTTTTAATCATCTAGAACAACCCCCATTCTGCTAATTTCTCGAATCCACCAAGCTGATTCACGAAGTCACGCGCTTCCTCTACAATTACCGAGTAAGGCAAGCCATCAACTTCCTCATCACCAATGGCACAGATTAGTTCAACTGGCTTTCCTGTTTGTTGGGCCTTGAGGAATGCGTGGATGTTAATTGATACATCCGCCTTGGATAAGTCTTTACCATGCAGCCCTCCACCTGTGACTGAATCAGCCATGTCTGAACCAAGTTTGCGGTTGGTCGCTCCTGTATCAACATCAGTGCCGCCAGTCCAATCGCCTAGGGGATTGATTTGAGCAAATGGATACAAGTCTTTAAGTTCAGCAGTTTTCGCATGGCTTTGACAGATAATCAAACGCTCACCATCCAGAATGAACTTCCCGTCTGTCGGATATTTCTCATAAAGCTCACGGACGATTTTCGAGATTTTAAGCTGTTCATCAGTCAGTGGTACTCCTTTGAAGATGCCGTTATCCCCACAACGAATTGCATCAACTTGATTTTCGGCTAACTCCTCGTCTTGTGGCACGACCACAATATCTTGTTTAACATCCCCCGCGATACGTTTGATTGCCTTACGCACTTCCTCAAAAGAAAGAGCAGTCGAGGTTTCAATAATCACATGACAGATGCCATGCCCGATTAAAATCTCAACTGCTATCTTTGGATTCTTGTCTTCTTGGTAAGCCAAGTCCACGATTGCCCCAGCAATACGGTCGGCAATTTTATCAGGGTGGCTCGGATTTACTTTTTCTATCATTGGTTTAATTTCCTTTCCTTGAACGGAGCAATCGCTCCATTGCATCATCATTTGGACTGCCTTCAAAATCTGTCGTGCAGTTTTGTTTCACAATATCGAAAATCTCATACCAGAGGAGATTGGCTTGTTTCTGAAAACTTTGGCTCATCGTCACAAATGGGCTCGTCACGACACCACCTGTCGTTGGGTGTTTCCCGAGCAGACCATACTGGCTGACAGCCTGTTCACACTGAATATAACGAGCAAAGGCTTGTGCATAGCCTTCAAGCACCCTTGGGCTGACGAGTTTCTCGCAACCACGCTCCTTAAGCCATAACCATGTCTCCCGGAATAATTCATCCGCTCCCAATGTTGTACCGTCCTTCTGTTTGGCCGAAAGGTACTCACTTGGGTCTGGCATATCAGCTCCCTCAAGTTCTGCGCCCTCACCAATATCACCACCAACCAATAGTGTCTCTGGTTCAAATTCATGGATTTCGATTCGTTTACCGGACTTACTGGCTGCTAATTTATCTGCTAGAGGCGTTGGTTTAGAACCTGCCTTCGCACGTCTACCGCCTCTGTTTGTACCGTCTCTTGCGATTGTTCTCGCCTCCTTTTTCTCTTGGGGGTTAATAGGGCCTTTGAATTGAACTTTTTGCGCGTGAGAGCCTAGCGCGCTGTTCAATTCGACAGGTCGTAGAGATGTTGACCGCCCCTCCCCATCAGTACGTTCTACAAGATAGTTTTATCTTTCGCGTTCATTCGTGTCATGTGGATTCGTGAATGGCAGGACTTACACACGCTCATCAAATTTGAAAAGTCATGCGTTCCACCTTCACTCAGTTCTTTGATGTGATGGACAATCTCGGTTGACGTGAGCCTTCCTTCTGCCTGACACATCTCACACAGAGGATGAGCTGCCACATATCTTGCCCTTATCTTTTTCCAAGCTCTGCCGTAACGTTTGTTGGTCTCCGGATCACGTTCGTATTTCTCGTAACGTTTCCTCGCAAGTAATCTATGCTCTTCGCAATAGTCGGCATGCGTGAGGTGCGGACAACCTGGATACTTACAGGGTTTAGCTGGTTTCATTGGCATGGGTAGCTCTCCTTTCTGTGCAAAGTAAAAGCCCCCGAGGATTTCTCCACGAAGGCTTGGTAAACTATAGTTTTTTGATAATACTATTTTACCACCTTAAATTAATTACACAATGTGTCATCGTCTCTCATGGACTCTCATTGTGTGTCAACTTTCAATTTGGGACTGAAAAATGCATTAATGCGTTGGAATGAATGCGGTGAACGGTGCTCTGAGAGTAACACATCTGCTTGGCAATCATCCGCCAACTTTTCCCATTGACATACCTAGCTCTAAGCAAAGCTCGCTCGTCTACATCTTCAAGCAAGTCAATTGCTTCACTAATGTCTAATTTCAAGGACAACAAAGCATGTTTTGCATTTTCAATCTTTGACTCCATATCTGCAATCCGCTCAAGACTTCGAATGAAAGGTGCTTCAGTATTCCTTGTCCCATTGTTAATACGTTCCTCATCATATCGAACTGCTGAAACGCTGCACGACAACGCTCGCATCTCTTCGAGGTCGACCTCAAGTGAATTGATGTGTTTCTTCATGGTATCTGTTTGTTTTAGATATTCTTTTGGTGTCATCTGCAACCCTCCTACTTGAACCATTCGATATGCATCAGGTGTTTTTCAGTCGAGGTGATAATGCTTTCAACTTCTTCCACCGAAATCCCTAGACCGTCAGCAATCTCCTCGAGTTCAAATCCCATATTGTAGCGAAGGTGAAACACACGAATTTTTAACGGCTCTTGAACTTCCAATGTTAGCTTTTGAAACCATGTCGTTAAATCAGCATAGAACTTAATCTTTTTAGAGATGCTTTCTTGAATATCCTCGCTAATTTGATATTCAGGATGTTCCTTCGATTGTTTCAAATAGAAGTCCAAATCAGCCCTCAGCTCTTTGCGTAATGCATATCGTTTTTCCAGTACACTAATCATTTTTTTCCTCCAATCTTGCTTTGACGGCATCTATCAAACTTGCTTGAGTTTTATCTTTCAGTTTCAAAGCCAACATCACATCTTCATCAATCGTATCCTTGGCAATGATGTGATGAATTACCACGGTCTCGTTTTGCCCTTGTCGCCACAGTCTTGCATTTGTTTGTTGATAAAGCTCAAGGCTCCACGTCAATCCGAACCAGACAAGGGTTGAACCTCCTGCTTGAAGGTTGAGTCCGTGACCAGCACTTGCAGGATGAATCACACCGATAGGAATATTTCCTTTGTTCCATTCCTCGATGTCTTTGGCAGTCTTAATTTGACGAACCTTGAACCGCTCTTTAATTCTCTCAAGGTCATGTTGAAACCAATAAGCGATAAGGATTGACTTGCCGTTTGCTCCTTCAATCAAATCTTCCAAGGCATCTAGCTTTTGGTCATGGATGTGGTGGCTGACGTTGAACTCGTCATAGATTGCTCCATTCGCCATCTGCAGTAACTTGTTGGAAAGAACGGCTGCGTTGGCGGCATCAATATCCGCATCTTTGAGTTGTAGCACCAAGTCTGCCTTGAACTTGTCGTACTTGTGTTTCTCAGTCTCACCAAGAGAGACTGGCACTTCGTTTATCACAAGTTCTGGCATATCTAAGAAATCCACCGACTTCATGGAAATGGTGATGTCCGAAATCTTGTCATAGATTTCCTGTTCCGCATTCTCCCTTGGTTTCCAAGAATAAATCTGCAGTCCATTTCGCTTATCCGGTAGGAAATACTTATCTCGATACCTCGAAATGTAATATTCCAAGCGCTCACCCATATCCAAGACCTTGAACTCCGCAAACAAATCCATAAGACCATTACTTGAAGGTGTGCCGGTCAAACCAACGATGCGGTCAACCTTATGGCGAACTTGCATCAAGCTCGTGAACCTCTTTGCCTTATAGTTTTTGAAAGACGACAGCTCATCAATCACTACCATGTCAAAGTCGAAATCAAAGCCAGACTTCGTAATTAGCCAATCCAGGTTTTCTCGATTGATTAGATACAGGTCAGCTTTCTTCCAAAGTGCCTCTTTGCGTTGCTTGGGAGTGCCAAGAACAACGGAATAGGTCAAATCTTTCAAGTGATCCCACTTTTCGATTTCATTGGGCCATGTCGATTGGGCTACTCTAAGAGGAGCCACAATCAAGACTTTCTTGATTGAGAAGTCGTCATGCATCAAATCCTTGATCGCTGTTAGCGTGGTCACCGTTTTGCCCAATCCCATTTCTAACAGAAGGGCGGCAATCTTGTTATTCTTGATAAAGTCTATTGAGTACTGCTGATACTCATGCGGAATAAATTTCATGCATCGCCACCTCCAATCTCTCCAATCAATGCGGGTATTTGTTCAACCTCATCCAACACAAAGCACTTGAACCCCAAATCCGTCAGCTGTTTCATTCGATAAAGCTGTAAGGCTCTTGGTTTCTTCTTTGGAGCCTTCACTTCGACAAAGGCTATTTTCCCATTTGGCATAAGAACCAATCTGTCAGGCACTCCCGACAGCCCTGGGGATACGAACTTAGGACAAATGCCTCCTCTTGCTTTTACCGCCTTAACCAGGGCCTGTTCCACTTGCTTTTCTCTCATAGCCACACCGTCATGTAGGCAAAGTAGGCATCACGCAGAACTTCCAGATAGCTCACATCAACATTCTGGTTCATCAGATATGCGAGCTGTTTTTCGTAAGACTTTTTCCAAGGATAGGTCACATCCTTTGAGGCAAAGTCGTAGAATGCATCAAAGTTGGCATTTCGTTTGCCAACGCCAATTTTCAACCATTGCTTAAATTTCATTTTGTTTGTACTCCTTCCAACATTCCTCAAATGCCTCTAAGCAAGAATCACTCGCTTGACTGCAAATGAGATATTTCCTGATATGGTCATGTCCACGTTGCTTAGGGAAGAAAAAGCTATCGTCTTTCATACTCCTAGCCAACGTCCCTTTTACTGTTGGATCATCAATATAATTCCGTTTCATCCATGTAAAAAATTGCATGGCTAACTACCTCCATTCTTTGATGGTGACAACACCGACACCCCCTGACATAGACTTTCTATAGGTTTAATTTTTTTACTCTCTAGAAAACTGTATGTAGGTAGGTGTCATAGGTGTCACCCTCTCTAGTCATCAAGAAATTCAGATTTCACCCTTAACCCCTTGATATATCGCCCTTTCTTATTACGGTGTCGGGCAAATCCAGCATTTTCGATAGCTGCATAAAAATCGGCACTGCTCCGAGTGTATTCACCGGTGCGCATACAAAAGGCACGATACTCCGAATAAACCTCGCCACTTTTTTCGACATACTCCGAGTCGGTTTCACAGCACTCTTCTAGGAAATGCCCCAACCAATCGTTGGCCGCCTTATATTCCTCAATAGCCTCATTCACGACTCGTGGTACTGGCAATTTGTAATCAGCGGCAATCACTCTCTTCGCGCCCTCGAGTATCCATTTCAGAACTGCCCCACCCGCATTTTCAAACAGATAGTCTGCATAATTCTTGACGTCCTTGTTACCCTCAATCGTGGCAAGGAACGGAATCACAATCAGCCGTCTCCACGTCCCTTTGTCAATGGCACCCACCTTGGGTAGATGATTGGTATAGAGCACCAACGTGTGGGTAGGGACGTATCTAAAGGGATCTTTGTATTTCTTCTCAGCAGCGATTTCATCAGTTGAGCAGAGTTGCTTGATGTTAGACGTGTTGAGTCGCATCCCTTCCTCAAGCTCGACTGCAATGAGTAGTCGCTTGCCTTTCGCTTCCGCCAACTCAGGTTTCACGTTTCTTCGAATTTGGCTGGTCAGGATATCAGCAGAGATACTCCCTGAATAATTACCGAGAACACGGCTGATTACGTTCCAGAAAGTCGACTTCCCGTTTCTACCCTCGCCATAAGAAATGATGAGCGCCTCCACGTAAACCTTCCCAATCGCTGCAAGTCCTACGATCATCTGGACGTAGTCAATTAACTCTTGGTCACCAACGAAAATGGTATTGAGCGCATCAAACCAAAGCTGTTCATTGTTAGAACTTGGATCACACTCTGTCTGCTTGGTGATGTAGTCCTCAGCCTTGTGGTCTTGAGTGTAACCTGTCCGTAAATCGTAGGTAGCAGATGGCGTGTTGAGCAGAAACTCGTTCACATCAAGAATACGTTGTTCGATTTCAAGCATTGGTCGAGCGACCTTTAGCGCTGACGATAAGTATTTGTCATCACGCCTCTTCACTGCGTATTTCTTGTAAGCCTGCGCGGACTCAAACAATTCATAAGAATGAGCCTGTTCCTTGTTGAACATCGGCACTGCTTTCTTTGGTCCAACAGAAGCAAGAATGGCAAATGCCCCATTCTTCACCATTTCTTGAGTTTGCTTAGCAATTGCAGTCTCGGCTTCCTCAAGTTGTCGCTCCGTCAATGCTTGAGCCACTGCCTGTGATTTTGGAGCGGATTCTTCCCAGTAGGAGCCGTTGTAGACGATATAGTCGGTTGATGGTGAGTAACGTAACTTGCACTCATATTCACGTGCCAAGACAGTTGCTTGTCCCACGTCCGAGTAGTCGGTTGGTTCAAGTTCGGTATCTTTGTTGTACTGCTCGGGCGGAATGTACCCTTCTTGCTGTTTAACTTTTTTGCCAAAGCGAACGGCTGAGTTCCAGATTGACTTTAGCTCCTCATCAGGAAGTGGCGGGTTACATTTCTCCGCTTGCTCGAGAAAGAGGTGATAGGTCTCTTCCTTTGCCCCATAACGCTTGATGAGCTTGCCAGCGATGTGGCTCATGGTCGAATTTCGAGAACCCTCACCAATCTCCGACAATCGGCTCTCCCAATCGGCAAATAAATCCTCTGAAAGCACGTCAGTAACGCGTTTCGAGCCTTCGTAGATTTCGACCTCTGAGTTGGAAGTTCCGAAAAGCAGTCTTGCTGCATCCATCGCATTGTCGTCAAAGTAAGGAAACGCCTCGTTGATTTGTTGCTTCAAATTGACATATTCGTCCTTGTCTGCAACTGTCTCAATTGGGAAATAGACGTGAAACCTTGGACGAGCTGTCTTATCTCCTTTGACCTTGTTGTGATTCCGAGAGTAGCTGACCGCAAAAGCAACATCTGGAAACTGCATCGCCACATCAAGGGAAGTCACCCAATCAGATGGGTTCTCCGAATGGTGATTGTCGCAATCGAGTGGAATCACATCGGATTGGATGAAGTTGTCTCCTTTGCGATAATTGTTCTGGTATTCCGCAGTGACGTGGTCAAACTGAACTGCTTGTTGGAAACTCGCCTTGTCAGTGATCATATGCTTAGTTGGGAACACACTATTCTTGGAGTTGCCGACTGTGTTAGCCGTATAAAGCGCAAAATTAATCATGGAAAACCTCCTTCATCTCCTCGTCAAAATAACGGATATGCTTCCCCCACCACTGGGCTTGTTCGAGTTCAATCGCCATGCCCTTTGATAGGCGATTGCCAATTACCCAGACCTCCTCACATTTCCCAAGGAGAACTAAGTCCATGTGGATAGCCAGGTCACGCTCAGTGGTTTCATCCATGAACTGCGGGTACATCAGATGTGGAGCTACTGGCATACAGTTGTGGTCTAAGGCATAACGGCAGTAACGCTTGGTCTTTTGGGTGTTGGCTAACTCATCGCCCGAGAATGCGGAGCAAATATAGACCATTGGTCGATAGTCAGAACGTTTAGGCATTGAGCTCTTCCTCCTGAATCTTTCGACTGCAGTCAGCACAGCAAACTACCGTGCTAAACAAATCAGAATCACCGTCTTTCAAGACTTCCGACAAGTCCACTTGCACTTCAACTCCACACTTCGGACAGGTACAGAATGCGTTCTCATCAGTAATCTCAATGGTCAATTCAGCCACATCACTCATTTTTTCTTTCACATAAAACATAGGTCTAATCCTCCTTAAATTTCTTCATGTAATACCATTCCAACTTCTGCTTACGCTCGTGATAGTCAGGAACGGAAAGTAATAACCCGGTGTCGATACGTTGTAGGATATCGAGTTGTTCACGCTCTTTATCCGTCAGAAACGGACGAATACTTGACTCCTCTTTTGGAATGTCGTGTTTCAGCTTGTACTCCTTGGCAGTCATCCCTGTCACGATTTTATTGAGCATGTTAGCCTCATTGCTATAGTGATGGGGCTTTGGATTGTCATGGAGTAAAGTAATGTTCTCCGTGAGAATCGGATACTCCATGCGCAAGGTCACGAGATGCTTAATGGTTGCCTCCATCTCGTTGAAACGCTTGATGTAGAGTTCCTTGAACTTCATAGCCTTCTTACCGGTATAGCCCATTACCAACATCGTGAATCCATCTCTTGTAAGGAAGTACACAGGACGTTTCTGTCCTTGAGCATCCGTATAAGACCCGCGTCCAAAATTGGACTCGGCGAATTCACGGCTTAAACCTGAATGTTCATCGGTGATTTTGCGGATGTCACGTAAGACGTGCTGATGTAGTTTTCCGAAAAACTCAGCAACAAACAAACTGTCAACTCGAGCTGTGTCATGCGAGTCAGCAAAGATGCCAAACTCGTCTTTAGGGATTAATTCTTTCATGGCTATTCGCCTCCTGTAATTGAATTTTCAGGAGGGGTTTCTAACCCTTCCTAAGTTACAGGCGTCGAAAATCGCCAAAAGTAAACCCTAACTTGAAAAAACTTCAAAAAAATATTTGGGAGCATCTCAAATTCCACAATTTCGGTGAGCGAAAACCAACATTTTTGATGAGCGTTTTGATCGACTAATCTTTTTGGTAAAAATCACACTCGTATCCGTCCGCATTGAGCAACAATCCCTTAGCCCAATTCGGCGTTTGAGACATGATTGAATTGACTTCTTCAACAGTTACTTCTTTGGGGACTTCGATAATCACCTCATCATGCACGTGTCCGACAATGCGATAATCCTTCAAGTTCTGCATGGCAAAACACAAAATATCCCGCGCCATGGCTTGCACGATGTTTTCGACAAACTTAGGTCCATAGCTTTCTAGGCGTTCCCATTTCTTGGTTGTACCAACACCTTCATAGGTCACTGCCGCACCACCGAAACGGTTCTGCCCAATC